ACTGGACTAACCAAGAAAGATATAACAGCAATAGAACCAGCGATAGTCCACATTTTCTTTTCCATCGTTCTAAGACGGTCATCGACTTTTCTGATGTCTCTTTCGCATCCTTTCTTGATTTCATCTGTTTTCCGAGTTACTTCTCTGTGAACACTATCCACCTTTTCAAATAAAACAGCATCAATCCTATCTTGTTTATCCAGTTTCTCATTATGCACAGCAAGAAGTTGCCCCATCTTTACAGAATTTTCCTGTAAGGTTGAGACTACTTTTTCTAATCTTTCTAGTATAGCAGAATTTACATCCATCGTTTTCTAGACCCTGCACCACCGTACAAATATCGTTTCAAAGGTTTTTTGTCTTTCTTTTTTTTACCGAGACCTTTATCATAACCAGCAACTGGTCCTTTTGCATCTGCTTTAGATCCAAATCCACCACTCTGCCCGACTGCATTGCCGACCATCTCTTCTTTTATAAGTTTAATGATCCTAGCAAGGCGACGATCCATTAGATATCTCGTAATTGTTCTAGACAATAATTATCATCAACAATATTATTTAGTTCAGTGGAAGGATATTCTGGTATCCTACCAAGATAAGAGAGGAAACTCTTGGTACAAGACCATAGTTCCTTATCCAACTTGAAGAATAATAAAGGCACTCCTGCATCTCCAAAAACATTAAAAAGGACTATGAAATGATTAAGAATTAGATGAGTTCTTAGCTCTCCACTATTCTTGTATCGTTTCAGTAGTCTCTTAATGTATTTGATTCGTTTTAAATCATCATAAAAATCATCCTCAGTTACTGCCTGAGGATTTTCATAATTTTTTATAGCGAAAAGGAGATAGTTACTATCATTCAGTTCATCAAATCTCATAATAAAATGAAATAATTTATTTATTCGTCAGTAGGATATGCAATACCGTTAGCACCTGTAGAAATACCAGACATAGCAACTAGAGTTTCTGATTTTACTCTTAGTGAACCATGCATATCAATATATGTTTGTACACCAACCCATCCCTGATGTCCTACATGATAGGAACCTGATGTATCAGTTGATATACCATAAACAATCGCATCATACTCTGATCGATCTTCTTGATAGACACTATCTAGTACTGAACTCTTAGGAAGTTCACTCATATAGTAACTTGTTGTTGCAACTGATGTTGTACTCAACCCTGCGGTTGTATCAATTGTCAATATTCTGTCACTAGTTATACCTGTGACTACTGCGTCGCCGTAATAAGTACCGACTCCGCCTCTTGCTCCCACTCGGATTACCTGTCCGACAGTCACATCGGATGTAAAGGTAGTACCAGTACCTGTGACGGTTGTACCGTCAACTGCTACTGTACCGAAAGTAGCAATGTTATCATTGTTGCCCCACAGAGCCATGTTTTTACACCCGAACTACAATTTGCTTACAATTATTTATAAACTCAAGATCCTAGTAGTGCTTTCTCTAGTGCTTCCACTAGTTGATCGTCCACTTTGTTGCCTGATTTGGCAGCAGCTTTCTTGAGTAATCCGATAACGAACTCTTTGATTTTGCCTTCTAGATCTTCTGGGATCTTATCTACTGCTTTATCTATAATATTGATAGCAATAGGTAGTAAAAATTTAGTCATGATTAAGACTTATGTACTATACTATATATCAGTCATATTTTTTCTTACCACCAACCATTCTACCTGATCCTTTTTTATCATAGAATTTGATGCCATGTTTCTTCATATCTGAGTACTGAGCATCTTTCTTTTTCTTGTCTGCTTGATTTTTTTTCACTCTATCCCTCGCTGCTTGTGCGTTTTTAATAAAGTCTTTATAGCTTGTAAGTTCTTCTAACTTCCTTGTTGCTTTTTGAATACCAGAGTATCTTTTACCAACTTTTTTCATGTCATTATCAATTGCTGCACCTGCCATATCAGCAGAAGATTTTCTGACATAACTTCCTAATGTTTTCTTTTTAAGTTCTGAAATATAGTCTTCTTTTGTTACACCTGCTTTCGATCTTGCTGGTTCAGCAAGTGATTTTATAATCATTTTTGCAACTGCTCGTTTTCCAAATGGATTACTTTTTCTTCCAAGAGGAACCTTCTTATCTGTTTTCATTGCGATCTCATTAACAGTATGCTTCTTACCTTTCATTAACATACCATCTGGCATTACATGATAACCTTCTGGTATTGGTTTGCATTTCTGCTCATCATTACAAAAGTATTGTCCTTTACCACATTTTGTAGATTCGCTTCTTGTAATTTTCTTATCACCTTCATAAGTTGACAGATTTTTTTTGACTTGCTTAGTCATCTTCAACTTACCTGCTTTTTTACCAGTGTAAATGTCGGCCTCATCTTGAGACATAGGACCGAATTCCTCTCTCCAATTCACTTTCTTCATTTCTTGTTCCCCATGATAGCACCTTTACCATGTTTCTTTTCAATACCTTTCTTTACAATATCAAGTGCGGTAACACCTTTACCGTGCTCTTTCTCAGCTTGCTTTTGATAAACGGTTTTACCTTTTGATTTAGATCTTTGAGGTGGGTACTTAGTTGCATCAGATTTTTTAGGTGAACTAGGATCACCACCAGCCATTGCAATACGATCTTTGATTTGATCATATCCTTCTTCTGGAATATATTCTTCTCTCTTATATGCTGGAACCTTTGCTCCTTTCACACCTCTTCTAGACTTGTGCTCTTCTCTACGCTTCTCAATAGTCTTTCCTCTCTTACCACTAGGATCAAACATACCAGGATCACCATGACCAGGACCCATTCTTCTATAATTTCTTATAGATGCTTTACCGTAATCAGATCTACCCTTATCTACTTTTGCTTCAGCTAATTTTTTTTTTTTCGTACATTAACCATGTACTTTCTGTTAGTGCTGCCTTAGGGTTATACGATTCCATGCCTTGTTTTCGCATGAATTCTTTGAATGCTGGAGAGTTGATTCCTCTCTTAGGATCTTTCATCCTGTTTGCCTTTGATCTCTCTCTGTATGGTTTATCAGATTCATCATCAGGTTTTGAACTCTCAGGATTTCTCATTGCACGGTAGTTTTCCTGTGCTACTTCTTCTTCTGGAATATATTCTTCCTCTTTCATATGGTCTGCTGCTTTATATAAAGGCTTACCATCTTTACTTTTCATACCTTTCTTATAGTTCTGGTATGCTGGTGTATTACCTTTCTTATCAGCATTAGTAACAATCATTTGCTCAGTTGCTAACTGTGCGATCTCTTCTTCAATAGTTGGATTGATTGTAATAGTATTCTTTACTTTCTTTTCTTTAATAGTTGTTTCTTTTTCATCAGAAGTTGTAGCGTCACCAGACTTATACATCTTAGTTGCTTCTTTTCTTTCTTGCAAATCCTGAGCAATCTTTTCAGCGACCTCTCTGCGTAATTTCTCAGCAGGAGTTTCCTCTGCAATCGGTTCCTCGATTGTGGATTCTGTAAAGACATTCTGAATACTATTCAGTATTAATGTCTTAGCGGTTTCATCAATGTTACTCATCGAAGCTTTCTCAAAGTTGTTTACGCTGTCTTCTTAGAGTTATTTATAAACGACTTAACCTTCTCTAATGGGGTTAGTTGTTGTACATAGGCACGATATGAGTCTGTACCCACTCCTCTCTTAGATGCAGGAACACCAGAGACAGGTCTTTTAGTTACATATTCACTCAAATCTTTTATCCAAGATTTAAACATCATTCCTTCGTTAGTCACTGCTATGACATAGTTTGCACCTCTACGGACTATTCTACCAATCAATCCGTGGTTTAAGTTTTCTACTAGACTTCCTATGTCAAATAATTTTCTGTCAAGATATATTTCTCTTAGCGTATTTCCTGCAAGTTTAGGAGCAATCTGCCATATTTCTACACCCTCAGTTTTAGCAGCAGTACCCATAGATTTTTGTACAGTATTAAATAACTCTCTTGCTACAACACCTTTGGCAGCTTTAGGTAAACCTTTTTTAAATGCTTCAAAATCTCCATCGGCTGCTAACGCTCGTAGTTTGGAAGCAGACATGCCCTCGACACCTTCAGCATCGGGATCCCTTTCCCCTGCGGAAATAACATTAATCGCGTCAAAATTATAGAGTTCCCCATTGTATTTGTTTGCGATCCCCTCAAACTCTTTCTGTCTGTCAGCACCAACAACGATATTAACGCTGGAGTACCCTTGTGTGTCGGCTTGTGATAACGCATCGAATATAGTACGAACTGATGGATCATATACAATATTATTGGTATGATCTGGAAATAATTTTTTCATAAAAAGAACCTTTTCCTCGGTATCGAGTGGATTCTTTTGCGGATCTACTGAGTGTGATGGATATATTGTGTACTCTCCTTCCTGTGCTGTGTCTGCAATCTTAGTAAGAAGTTTTTCATGACCTGCAGTAGGTGGATTAAATCTTCCAAAACCAATGGTTAATGTACCACGAGTTTTTTCTACTGGTTCTTGCTCTGCTGGTTCTTCTTCTGGTTGTGCTTGTGGTATAGCAGGTGGACCTTGATCGGGTACAACACCACGAGCAGCCATACCTGGTCTAGTAGGATCAGTTTCTTGTGCTGGTTTGCGACCACTATTAAAAACTAATTCACCATCGATGGTACGACCCACAATTCTACCATTAGGGTCTAACCAAGCACCATGACCATCCCCAGTCAAACCAAGCTTTGATGCTTGTTTTGCTGCGTTAGTCTGAGCTTCAGTTATGAATTGGGCAAAATTCTTCATGCTATTCAGCAAACACTCTTCTAGTATCCTCTGCAATCTTATTTATATTGAATGATATAGTCATACGAAGATTTTTAGTATTGTTTTTTCTAACACAATGTTTTAAATGTGATGGAAAAATTATTAAGTCTCCCTCTACAACATCAAATTTAGTACTCTCTTTTAAATGAGAATTCTTTTTTTCATCCATAAAACTATCATCAAACATAAAAGAATATACATCCATCTGAGGATTCATAAACACTGTAGGACTATGAACCTTAGGGTCATAACAAATATAATGTACTGCAGAAAAGAATCCTGGTAAATGAGAGTGTGGTTCTTGGAAATTAGATTCTTCATAAGCATTCATCCAAATCTCATCGATATATGGTCTATGTTCTAAACCAATATCTTCCTTAAACTGTCGTAAAATAAAATTATAATACTCCTTGAAATGTTTAGGGAAGGCACCATCGTATTCAGTTCTTACATTACAGTTCCATCCAGTAGGAGTTTCATTAACAGAATGATCCTTGTATGAGTTGTATCTATCAAGCATGTATGCTTTCAAGTCTGTAACATCTAGATTGTATTTGTATATTCTAGTCGGAAAGATATCATAATAAGACATATAATTTCATTTAGCACCACGATATAATAATTTTAGCATAGTATATGCACCAAGTTTACCTTTTTGTTTTTGTTCTCTATATTCTGAGTCACTTCTTATAGTCATTAGTAGTGTTAATTTGTGATTATTATCTCCCTTTAAATCAATAAACCACTCTTGAACAGAATTTGCACTCAAGTATGCTTTAACTTTACTAACTGCAGGAAGAAAATCTTTTACAGATGCTAGTTGAGCTTCTGCTTTTATACCAACTGCTTTGACTAATACTAGAGGCACCTCTGCATTATCTTTTGGCAAATTAAACTCTTCCATTATCCATCGTTTAGTTAAGTTTAAACCTTTACCATTATCATTGATCATTGAGATGAATTTATTTCTACAAACTAGATTCATTTCTTTATATAAGTCCTCAAATTTTTTCTTTTCATACTTAAACATCAACAAAACTTTCTCTTTTAATATAGGATGAGGAGTTTGTCTGTTAGTTGTTAAGGTTAGATAGTTTGCTTTAGTAACTTCCTTAGGAAGATTAGGAACTTTAGAGTATACTTTTTCCCACAACTCGTCTTTTAATTCGGGTAATGCTTTTGGAAAGTAATCTGTAAAACATGGTTTCCTAAGACTAGAACCAACATAAGAATTCATCTTTGGTTCTTTAGATTGTGCAGTTCCTGCTTTTAAACTGACTCCTAAAATTTTTGGAAGGGTTGTTTTGTCTTTAAAATATACAAATATATCTCCTGCATGATTATCGGGAACTCCTTGTGGTTTTTCTCTGTATCCCCAGACAACTTTTTCAATTAATCTTTGATGACTATATTCATCTAACCATTTTTTTATTCCAACAGCATTTTCTAACTTAGTAGTTCTCATTGTTGGTCGAATACTATCCATCAATGTTATATACTTTTCAGCAGATTTAATATTACTATCATTCACAAAAGATTTCTTAGCGTTCTGAGCAGTCAACTTTGCATCAGAAATAAAATCCTGCATCTCTTCAGCAGTAGTAATTTTTTTACCACTATTGAAGGCGATTGCAGGAAATAATTCTGTTATTGTTGAGTTGACGGTAGTTTGTTCGCCACCTTGTAAGTAAGTGGGCATTTTCCTAATACTTTCTAAGTATTTAGAGGTCGTCTATCCGTCTGTTCTCTGAGAAGTATGAATCAAAGTGTCCATCAGGATACCTAGCAGACAATTTATCAATGTTTTGTCCGATAATTTCATCAAGAGATACATCTAATGCCATACATGCTTGAGCAACATACCATAATACATCACCAAGTTCTACCTTTAGATGATTAATACTTGCTGCATCATAAGGTTTTCCTTGGAATGCAATCTTCTTAACGATCTCTAAGAACTCACCACCTTCAGCACTAATACCAATACCAGCAGTTAATAAACGCTCAATTTTACATCCTTCTGCTTGTAATTGTGCAGTGCGAGCAATAAATTGTGATGCAATTTTAGACTCATCACTAGTAACAGCATCTACAAAGTTAGTATATTCTGTCCACTTAGCGTTAGTTTTTGTTGCTGTCACTGCGTCAGGAGTGATAGTTACCTTTGCTTTTGTTTTTGCAAATGGTTTTGGTGGAGTTGCAGTAGGAGCAGGAGTTGTAGGATTAGCAATACTTCCTATCTGTGGACCAGTAGGGTCGTTAGGATCATCTTTCCATCCTTGTACCTCTGCATCTTCTGGTTCTGCTTCCCAAAATTCTTTTGCTCTTGGTTTTCTTGGAGGGGTTGCTACTGGTTTCTGACCTTGTGTAAAATCGTTATCAGAAATAGCACTAGAATGTGTTGGCATGACTATAAGGGTCTTGTATGTTCGGGATTATAATTATGTAGCGTCGTTAGTCTAAAGAAATCCCAAGACGCTTTAACAATTTCAAGATCTCCGTCAGGAAAATCCAGATCCTCTGGTAGTATACCATAGAAAACTGTAAGAGTCAACCTGTCGGATGTATTGAACCAATTAGGTTCAATATATGGATTATGTAAATTGTAAACAGAGTATGCAGCAAGACTATTATAAGGCATAGTCACTGCATCTGCATATTTAAAGTCCTCATAGTCTCTTATTTGAAACCATGATGAAGTATGAACATTCTCATGTCTATGTTGAAAATTATTGAAAGCATTTAACTCATCCATATTAAAATCCAACAGACTTTTCTTGTTCATATAAGACCAAAATCCAGTCTTAACTGCACCATGATCTGTTAGATTTATGTTCAATGCAACATTTTGAGTATTTTGTGAGTCATATGAAGGGTTAGCATCAGTATGAGGATAGCAACAAAGACCTCCACTTTGGCAAAGTGTCATTTTTCCACCAGTTGCAGATGCATACACATCAAAAATTTTAGGTCTAGGAACACCAAATATTTTACCAACTCTTCTGGATAATCTATGAGTAAATTGATAAGAAAGTAATGGAGATACCTCATAAGTTAATCCTGGTCGGATTATCTCATCTCCAATCATGTTTCTAGTTTCCCAAAAAGGAAGTGTGTTAGCAAATTCAACTACTTTATCAGGATATTTAAAGACATCCTTAGCAATTAACACAGGTATATCTTGATCTTCACCTAGGTAATGATATTCAAATTCAAGATTGTTTATTTCACCAACCTCATTCCAAATTTTATCTGCAGATTTAATCATTAGAAATTTAGTTTTGCAAATTTATCAGAGGTGCTATCTTCTTTAAGTTTCTCTATAACTTCTTGATTAGCATCTACTAATTCACCATTATTATCTTGCTCACAATCAAACAATCTCATCTTAGCACGATCAATTCCTACAAGGAATCTCTTGTTAAGAGTCGGATCATTGTATCTATTCTTCAATTGCTTAACCATTATCTGATTAACTATTTCCAACTCCTCAGTAGAAATGAGAGCGAACATAAGATCAGCAGTAGCAGGGAGTCCGAAAGACTCAGATGTGTCGGTAATGTCAACATCGCTAGAGCCAAAACCAGCACGAGTAGTTTGAGTAGCACTGACAATCGGTACATTTGTTTCGACTGCCAAACCTCTAAGTTCTTCAGCAATTGCTTTAATATATGAATACGAATTAACACCTATGGTTCCTCTGTATCTGGATGAAGCACATATGTTTAGATAATCTATGAATATTATATCAGGTCTAAATGATTTCTTCAACGCTAGTTCATTAAGTAATGCTTTAAAGTGACCTGAGTGTGCAGATGCGGTAGGATATTCTTTAATAATAAGTTGTCCTTGTGTTCTCCCTGCCAACTTAGTTACTTTATTTTCAAATAATACACGAGGAAGATCAGTAATATCTTTTATATTAACATCTAATAAGTTAGCATCTATTCTTTCTGCAATCTTTTCTTCTGCCATCTCTAGGGTTATGTAAAGAACATTCTTACCTTGTAATAAACAACTACTAGCAAAATGACACATAAACAAAGACTTACCCACACCAGTACCTGCAAGAGCAACATTAAGAGTTTTGTTAGGAAGACCGCCCTTCGTAATACGATTGAAGAATTCTAAATCAAAAGGAATCTTTTCGTCTTTTTTATGATACGATTCGTATCTTGCTTCGTAGTCTTCAAGGTAATCATGACCTATATGATTATCGAAAGAAACAGCCAGAGCGTCAGAGAGAATGCTAGGAATAGCATCCCTTCCTTTTTTGTCATCTTTTCCATCGGCAATAGAAATCGATTCCATGAGTGCCAAATATATAGCACGATCACGACACCAAACCTCTGTAGTATCTAATAACCACTGATCATGACTAGAAGGTTCACTAAGAGTCTCTAATAATTGTGAAGCATTCTTATATTCTTCCTCAGAAATATCATCTCTCTTTTGTATCTCAATAGAAAGAATCTCAGGTGACAAGCACTTATCATATATTTGAGCAAAATCTGATATCTCCTCAAATATAATCTTTTCAATACGCTCTTCAAAATATTCTCTATCAATAAAAGGAAGAACTTTTCTTAAGTATTCCTCATCATGAATGAATGTCCTTAAGATTGTTAACTCTATACGATCTTTCATTAAGAACCATAACTAAATTCTTCCTTGGCGATAGCGTCAAGTTTTTCCATTACATCATCTGTAAAATATTCTTCTGGGTTTGCAAGAATTTGTTTAGCATATATTTTTTTACCATTGATTTCATATCTACCTGCAACATTCTTCCACATACCACCAAGTTCTCCTAGTTCTAGAAGTCCATAGTATTTGTCAAGACCTCTCTCATCATAATAGAGACGAATACTTACTGCTTTGTTTTCTTTTGATAATCTACTTTTAGCTGTCTTAGCTTTGATAATGTTTCCAACAACTTCTTGCGAATCCTTTTCCTTTTTTTTGCTGAGATATATGATTGTAGACGAGGCATACTTGAGGCCACTGCCTCCTCCCATTTCTTTAGTTGGGACATAAGATCCGATAACATCGTAAGTGTGGTTTGTGACTATAAGGGGAATGTTTGCTTGTCCTAGTTTCAAAGTCAACATTCTAAACGCACCCTTAACCAATTGTGATTTGGTCATATCACGAACTTGTTTATCGTTCAATGCATCGTTGATCTCTTTCTCTGTGGAAAGCATACCTAAAGAGTCTAGCACAAACATACATGGTTTGCGAGAAGACTCAGGCATTTTGATGTATTTATCTACTGCTTTTAATGCTTTTGATCTGAACTCTTCAATCGTTACTACATTGATAACAACTAAGCGACTAGTATCTACTCCGTGTGCTTCTAATAAAGACTTGGATATAGCACTTTCAGTATCGAAGTAAAGAACATAAGCATCAGGATTATTATCCAGAAAGTTCTTGACAACTGCGAGGGAGAAGAAAGTTTTTCCAGTACTGCTTTCACCAGCAATTGCAGTAATCTTGTTACTAGATACACCGCCAAATATAGACCCTGATACAAGGGCATTAAAGATGTACGAACCTGTGTCCACATATCTTTCGCTTTCTTGAATATCTGAGGCGAGTTGCGTGTAGTCATCTCCTATCTCTTTTACTATGTCCTTTAAAAAATCCATTATAATCTCAATGTATTTAAGTATTCTAGCACATTATCACGCACTTGCATAAGTTCGTCATAACATTTTTGGTTGTGAGCACATCCTCTCAGTTGATGATCTGGTTTCTGAACTGACTCGATGAACAAATCTAATCCACGATTCCATTTCTCTTCCTTTGTCTCCTCATGATCTATAGAATTTTGATCTCTCATTATAC